ATGCTGACACCCTTCTCGATCGGCGAGCTTTCGCCCTCGACCAGTTCGCAGGGTGAGATCGTGCCGGGCGGCTCCCAGCCGGCCAGCGCCGCCTCGAGCCGGGCAAGGTGGCCGTCGAACTGGACGGCGCGCTCGGCGCCAAGAAAGGCGTCGTAATGGCGGATCACCACGCCGGTCATGAACTGCATGGCGATACGCTGGCGGTGATGACCGGTCGAAAGGCTCTGGGCTGAGGCACGTTCGCGGAACGGGACCACGATGACGGTGCCGCTATCGACCTGGCCGGCGTGGTTCGCCAGTGCGTCGATATCCTCGACCAGGACCACGGCCGGGGTCTCGGCCTCGGGCAGCCGGTCGCGCAGGCGGGTGACGATATCGGCAAACATCACTTCCACCCCCTGAGCCGGGCCTCGGTAAAGACCTCGGGCGGATGGCTGGACATGACGCCGCCGACTGCCACGGACGGGGCGGTCTCGCCCTCGGCAACCGGCAGGGCGATCAGACCGCGCGCCACGTCCTTCAGCGCCGCCAGCGCGTCCTTGTAGTCCTGCTGGACATGATCAGGGGCGCCATTGCGGTGCAGGATGTAACGCGCGATCGACACCGACCAGGTGCGCACGAGATCCGGCACCGAGGCCAGCGGCACGGTGTATTTCGCGGCAACGTAGCCATTGACCAGATTGTCGGCGTCGGTCAGCGCAGCCTCGACGACATCGGCATCGATGGCGCCGTCGCGGTCGCGATCGGCAATCTGCCGGATCTCGGTCTCGCCGGCGCGTTCGATCAGGTCATCGAGGGTGGCGTAAGGCATGGGTCACTCGGGCTTAGGGTTGGATGGTCGGGGCGGGTGAGGATCCCGCCCCGACCTTGCGCCTGATGCGGCGCGTCAGGGCTGATACGGGGAGGAGATCAGCCCTTTCCGCCCCCCGCACCCTTCTTCGGGGTGGTTTTGGACGCGGCTTTTTCGGCCGGCTTGTCGTCGGCGGCCTTTTCATTGGCCGGCCCGGACGGCATCTGCAGCGCCTGCAGCTGGGCCTCGAGATCCTGATGGGCCTCTTCGGACCGGCTCAGCTCGTCCTCGAGTTCCAGCACGCGGGCCTCGAGGCGCACAACCTGATCCTCGGCAACCCGCTGCAGGCTGCGCCATTCGTCGCGCTCCCGGATGGCTTCGGCCAGGGTGTCATCCGCGGTTTCCGCCATGGTCGTGGTGGCGTCGTCGGCATCCACCGCCACTACGCCGGCCGCGACCAGATCGCGCAGCTCGTCGGCGGTGACCGCGACATCTTCGCCGGGCTTGCGCCATTTGCCCGCGATCTTGGCCTGCCCGGCCAGACGGATGGAGGTGCGATCAGACATCACGCCCTCCTTACGCCGCGCCGGCGTTCTGGAAGAGGAAGCCGCCCTCTGCACCGGTCAGGATCACCCGGCGCTCGGCGGTGGTCGGGTAGATCCAGCTGTCGTTCGAGTTCTCGAAATACGGCTGGCGCACCTGCGGATAGCCGCTGAGCTCATAGGTATAGCCGTAGGACGGCACCTGGAAGTTGTCGCCGGTCGTGGGCACATAGGACAGGATCGCGTCGTCGCCCCAGACATCCGTCGCCGGCTGATCGTCGCCGGCGGTTTCAGGCAGCCAGACCGCCTTGCCGACGATGACGCTCTCGACGTCGAAATAGGCAGCCAACATGGCGGTGGTGATCGAGTCGCGCCCGGTATACTTGAACTGCTCCTTGATCTTCGGATGGCGCTTCAGGGCGTTGAACGCCGAAGGCCCGAGGGTCAGCGTGTTCGGATAGCGGCCGATCATGCGCCGGATCGCTTCCTTGGCCTCATCGATATCGGCCTGCGGATCGCTGGTTTCGCTCGACCAGCGATCAGCGCCGGTCAGCGCAACCCGGTTCGCGGCGGCATAATTGGCCGGCGTCCGCGCCAGCTGCGCGGCCTCGTGCTCATGGCCCAGATCGATGATGTCGAGCACCATGTTGATCGCACCCGAAGCCAGATCGATGCCGGGAACGGACATCGCCTCCTGCTGATGCTCGACCGGAACGATCCCCTCGAGCGCATCCTGGACCAGGGACACCGGATCCGAGGCATAGCCGTACTGGACGCGCTTCTTGTTGGCGCCGGGGGCGCGGCGCGTGTTCATCATCCGGAAAGCTTCTTTTCCGAACTTCAGGACGCGCATCGAACGGTTCGGGATGGTGACGCGCGGAAACACGAGATGCGAGATGAACTCGCTGTTGCGATAGCCGCGGGCATGGGTCGAAAGGATCGGATCGACGACAGCGGCGGTGCGGGTATTCAGGGGTGCCATGAAGGGCTCCTTAGCGGATGAGGATGTCGACGAACTCGCCCGCCGCAGCAGCGGTCAGGGCGGTGGCGAAGGCGTTGGCGGGGGTGCCGCCGGCGACCTGGACGCCGCCGGCAGCGGCCGAAACCAGCTTCGCGCCGACCGTGACGATGCCCGCGGCACGGACACGGGCCACGCCGATGGTCATGACGGCGGCATAGTCGCCGATCACAGTGTTGGGGCTCTTGGCCACGCCCAGAACCGGGGCATCGGCCGCGGCGACCCTCGCGCCGCCATAGCCGATCAGGTCCATGGCCTCGAAAGTGCCGGTGGACTGGACCGTCACGGTCAGGATGTCGTGAAAATGCTGCATCTCGCCCTCCTTCAGGACACGGCGCGCACGGCGTCGAGATAGGCCGTGCCGGGGTTGGTGCGCTGCCAGGCCAGCGCCTTGTTGTGGATTGCGAGCTGAGCCGCATCGACGTCATGGCCGTCGGCCGCGAAGGCGGCGGGCTTGCCCTTGCCATCATCGCCCTCGGCAAGATCGGTCTCGCCGAAGCTGACAATCCTGGGCTGCGCCTCGAGGATTTCCTTCAGCGCCGCGACCGGGGTGATCTTCGCCGAGCCTTCGGAAAAGCTGACGGCCGCATCGCCGGGCAGCACATCCAGCAGCGCCACGACCTTGTCCTTGACGGCCGGCAGCAGTTTGCCCGCCTGGACGAGACCCTCGGCGAATGCCGCGTGATCGGCATGGGTGATCTTCGCTTCCTGTTCGGCCATGCGCGCTTCGCGTTCGGCCAGTGCGGCCTCCCGCTCGGCGAATGCCGCGTCATTCTGTTGGGCCACAGCGGGCTCCTTCTCTTGGGTTTCAGGTTTGTCGGAGGCGGCCGGCTGCTGGTCCGGCGCAGCGGAAAAGCGACGATCAGGCTCGTCGGCATCGTCGAGCCATTCGATCTGCCAGGACGGCAGCGCCTTGTCGGCGTCCTCGATGCCGAACTTCTCGATCAGGAGATCGCGCAGCTTGCGAAACAGCGAGGCGGACTCGTCGGCCGCGCCGAATGCGGTCTCGAACTCGACCGCGCCATCGCCGGCGAACTGGGCGTTCTTCAGCCCGCTGACAGCCGGGGCGGCGGCGCCCAGAAAGCCCACATGTTTCGGATACCAGGTGCCGGGCACGGGGTTGTGCCCCTGCGAGGGGGCAAAGAACGACATCGAGACCTTCTTGAAGCGGCCGGCCTTCACCAGATCCGCGAAGGCGGGTTCGATCTCATTGAGGTTCGCAAACAGCCGCCCCTCGGCCGCATCGTAGTCGAGGCTTTCGATCCAGCCATAGGCCGGCGCATCGGTGGCCGGATGGCCGACGACGACCGGCGCCGGGGCAACGGCCGGATCATAGGCATCGGCCAGCGCACGCAGGTCGGCCGCCGAATAGGTGATCGGCTCGCCTTCCATCGGCGTGAAGGTGCCGGGGCGGAAGACCTCGATGCGGGCGGTCAGCGGCTTTTCGGATTTCGGCTTCAAGGTCATGGTGCATCCGGGTTGTGTTCCGGATGGTTCTAGCCATGCGATTCGGGCGCTTCGTCCGGAAACCGTTTCCCGGCGGCGCGCACCCTCGCCTGGCCCCGATCATGGGGCGGATCGGTGCCCCGATCAACTGATTTGCGCGATGCGACCGATGCGAGGGGCCGCAATATGGCCTGAGAGCGATCCTGACAGGGGGCTAACACCCCATCTCCGGTTTTCACGGCCCGAGACAGCCGGAGCGGCTCTCGGGCGCTCCTGCGGCCTCTCAGCGCGCCATCCCGATCAGCGAAACAGCCACCGTTCCGCCGCCGCCATGATATCGGTCTGATCCTCGGCCGAGATCCCGAGATACGGTCGGGCCGGGATCCTGATCGTATGGGCGGGAATGGTCACGTCGGTCACATGATTCGCTTTTGACTTCTTCACGAAGCGGCGGCCGACATTTCCGTTCTTGTCCTTCAGGCGGTAGATCTTCGCGGCGCGGGCCGGTTTCTCGATCGTGCCGCCCAGCTGGTGGATGGCCGCA